GGCCTGTTTGCCGGTCTCGACCAGATTCTTGATGGTGTCTTGCTGGCTCTCGCTCAATAGACGGTAGCTTTTTTGCAAAGACCCCAGCCCATTGATCGGGTCTTCGAGGGCTTTGCCAAGGCCAGAGATATTCGACTTCAGGTCGCCGCCAAAGGTGGCTGACATATCTTGCGCCAGTCGCAGGGTACGCGTGAAAGTTTCCCCTGCAACGGAATGGAAGGTGGCAAGCACCGTCGCCGCATCCTGCACCTGTTCGGCGGTTGCCAGCGTCGACTTTTCGATTTCCTCTGCCGTCGCCGCGATTTCCTTGGCGGTGAGGCCAGAGGAATTTCCCGTCGCCCGCAAGACGGCTTCAAGGCGGGTGAAAGACTGTTCGGCCTGTGCCGCCGCCTCCAGCCCCTTGACCAGCCCCAGAGCCAAAGCCCCCAAAGCCGCACCCGCCGCGAGACCATAGGGGCCGATCGCTTGGAGTGCCGCCCCAAGCGGCCCCAGTTCTCCTGTCATACTGATGGCAGAGCCTTTGACATCGTTGGCGGCGGCATTGATGGCAAGCAGAGCCTTTGATGTCGGCTTGCCCGCCAGCTCGATCCGCTTGAGGGACTTTTCGCCCGTCTCCCCAATCTCGCGTAGTTCGGCTTTGACCTTCCCCCCATCGAGGACGGTCAATCGGATGGCAAGGTTGCGCTCGGTCATCTGTTTTTCAGCTCGTCAGCGATTTTTTCATTGAGGGCCGCGGTCACGCCCGCGTCGCAGGCGGGCAGAAGTTCCGCCGTCGCCGCACAGCTATAGCCCAGCGTTTCGGACATCTTCAGGTAGGCTTGGAAATCCATGCCCATGACGGTCGTGTTGATCATGCGGAGTTGACTTGAGGTTTTGAGGGTGACATCCCAGGCTTGCCACCCCTCTAACGTCAGCGGTTCGTGCTGGCGGTAGGGGCAGATTTCGCCTTTTTCATTTGCCTTGCTCTCGGCACAGGGAAGACCGGATGCGGCGCACCCATCGCAATAAGAAGGCCCGCCGCCAAAATGCCAGCGGCAACGAGCCGTCAGACGTTTTTTTCCTGTTCCAGCAACAAGGCGGGCGCGAGGTAAAGACGCTCGAAAGCATCCGCCACAGGCCAGAGGTCGAGTAACGCATGGATATTGTCCGGCGAAGGCGGCAGGACGTTTCCGGCATCGTCACCCACACCCTCCCACTCAATGACGGCGACTTCCGCGAGACATTTCAGGAGCGACGTGCCGCGCTGGATCGGGTCTGCGGGGTTGTCTTTCAGTGCGGCGGTGCGGGCGGCCATGATGACCGCCGTCGATGCCGGACGCACGAAAAGACGCAGATTAGGAAGAATATCGAGCCAGTAGTTTTCACGTTTGAGATTGAGGGCAATCATTAGGCGTAGGTCTCCACATCGTTGTTGAGGGTGACGGTCAGCATACGGGCGGGGCTGGAAGCCTTTGCCGCTTGCCAATCGAAGGTTGCTTGAATGCCGCCAGGGCCACTGACGGCAAGTTTCGGCTTGGGAAGGAAAACCTGGTGCGCCGTGAAAACGAGGAAGAAGTCCTCGCTGATCGTGTAGGCGAACTCCAGTTCGATGGGCGTGTTGTTGGTGGCGGCGTCGATCAGCGCGGTGTCTGCGAAACGGACGTCGATATTGCCCGTCAGCGCGGCGATGGTTGGGTCTGCGCCCTCGATCTTGCCATCGGATCGGATGGTTTCGATCCTCTCCAGATTGTTGCTGTAGGTGAGCTGTGCGCCTGTGACGTTACCTAAAACCGACCCATCCTTCTTGACTGAGCCTTGGAACTGGTTGAAGCGGGTCAGGCTCAGGGCTGTCGGTGTCCCGCCGCCGCTACTTGAAGCGCGGCTCTCGCCTTGGGCGATGCAGTTGATGGTGGCGTTTGCCGCCCCAGATCTGGAGAAGTTGAGCTGGAGAGAGTTGGCGCGGATGCCGGAGCTGAGGAAATAGGCCGGAATGTCGGGCATTCCAACCTCCAAGGACAGGCTCGGCAAGGCGGCAACACCGGAAACGAAGGGGTGGGTGTAATTGTCGCCATCTTCTTCCGTCGTCGGTGCGCCAAGAAGAGCCTTCAGCCAGAGGCCAAAGTTTCGCAGATCGACAGGGACGACGACGTTGCCCTCCACGCGGATCACGTCGCGGATCGGGGCGGCAGGATCGCGGCCTTGTCCCAGAAGGTCGGAGGCGATTAGGCCCTGTTCCGAGCCGAGATCAGACGAGACGAAGGGAAGCTGGTTATAGTTCCCGCTGGGCGGTGTGCCGTAGCTGGACTCAAATTTACCCACAAGCTGGGTATTCGCGCCGTATGCACGAGCCATGTTTTTCTCCTTTTGTTAATGAAATTCAGCCGAGTGGATCGGCGGTGACGTAGATCAGTTCCAAAGTCACGGTGGCGGCTTTAATAGAGGCCGCGCCCTCGACGGCGAGGGTGCTGGTATCAGGGGCTTGCGCTGTGACGATGTCGCAAAGACCGCCCAAGGTTTTGTTCTCGGCCACCATGACAGCGATTGCCGAGAACAGGCCATCCAATGCCTCGTCGCGGGCGGCGGCGGTATTCTTTTGAACGGCGACTTCCAGCGGTATGCGGTGCTGCCAATAATAAGATAAGGGCGATAGGATTGCCTCTGGCTCCCCTGGCTCTCCGTCGCGCATGACAATCAACCCACCCTCTGGAATTTTTTCAGGGAAGGATTCATTGCGGACGACCTTCACGTCGGAAATGGTCTGCAAAGCGGTGAATAGGGCTTGCAAAATGGTTTCTCGCGCTGTCATGTGGTCGCTTTCTCGTCAGGCCAAGCGGCAACTACCAACTCAGGGAGCTGGTCGATCCATTTCTTGGCGACGCTATCGATATCAAACCGCTTCTTGAGGGTGACTTCTGGTATCAGCAGAAACATGACGACGGTGGCGACACGTCCTGTTTTGATACCCCGCGCGCTAGCGGCGCGAGCTTTCCCTTTCTTGGTAACGCGGAAGTCGTCGACCACCAGAAGCCCGATCTTTCGGTTTCCCTGTGGCGGCACATAGCGCAGAGGGATATTTGCTTCGGCAAAATCGGCGGGTGTCAGGCGGCGGCCTTCACGACGAATGACGTATTTCGTCGGGATCGCCAGAAACCGCCCGCGCTTGTTCTTGATGGTCACACCTGTGGCAAACGCCCCGATGATCTCAGGAGCTTTGGTGTAAACAAACCCTGCGGCGTTGACGCTCATGCCGCCCTTGGGGTAAATCTCGCCACGCCAGCTCTGCGCGAGGCGGTTGCCCAGCCCCGCACCTGTGACTTGATGGCGCAATTCTTCTTTCAGGCCGTCCGTCGCTTGCTTTACGCCACGGCTGACGGCGGTTTCCGCATCCTTGACCTCTTTCGCCATGACAGCTTTGAGGTCTCCAAGAATGGCGGCTTTTAACTGCATGGACTGACATCCAGCGTCCAGACCAGACCTTCTCGATCCAATTTGGGTTCGCTCTGTACATTAAAGGTGTCTGCGCCGAGTGTGATCTTATCCCCTACGGTGGGTTCTAGGACTTCCGAAGCGCGCACATCGAAAAGCATGGTGGTGGTGTGGAATTGCCCCTCGCCAAACCCCACCACCGTATCGGGCTGTTTGGCGATCACTCGCACCGGATAAGGTGTCGATGTGCCATAAGCCAGATAGGTGGCGGGCTTGCTCAAGACGGGATCAGCGAAAAGCTGATCTATCATGCCAGGAAAGGCCACGATTACGTCCGTTTGGCTTTGATGAGGGTCTTCGGACGGGTGCAGATCGGAAGCGGGTTCGACTGCGTGTGCAGTTTGACCCAGCGACCGAACTCCTGATCCACGGCCTGTTTCGCGTAGCGCGGCAGGCCGAGGGTGTTCGCCGTCTCCACGAAGTCGGCGGGCGCGTTGTACTGCCGGAACAGCCCAGGCACGCCGACAGGGAAGAAGTGGGCTTTGTCCGTGGGGATAAAATCCACACTCCCCACCTTGCCGCGATATTCTTCGAACACGATGCCGGCGTATTCGAAGCTCTTGCGGACAAGACCCGCCCGCAGGAACGCACTTTCCTGATAGCGGCGATAGGCTTCTTCCACTTCGGGATGGCTCACCAGATCGTCGAAGAACGTCGCGGAGCAGAAGGCGTGGACGTAGGCGTAAGGCGACGCCGCCAGCTCATCTTCGATCTTGCGGATCACGTCGTGGCACTTTTTGCGAACCGCACCTTTGGCGGGCGAGGCATTGTCAAGATCGAAGTCGATCTCGCTATATGCCGACACGCCAAACTCGGTGAACAGGTCGTAAAGAACCGTCGAGCCATCCGCGTCAAGGACTTGCCCCTTGATCGCGCCGATCCGCAGGTGTTCCAGCGTGGCATCGTGCTTACGTGCCATTTCCGCGAGGCGGAAATTGACCACGCTTTGCACACCGTCCAGCATACTTTCGCTCCCGAAGGAACGGACGTTCTGCACCTCGTCGGCCAGAACGGTGTCCTCCAGGGCGATATGCGGCACGACCAGAGAACGAGCTTTACGCTTGTTGTGCTGGTTTTGCTGTGCGGGTGCGCCACGCTGGCTGGTTTCGATGAGCGACAGAGAGCCTTCGCGCTCTTCGATCATCACGGACGTGGTGGACACGCCGCTTTCATCGAAGAGGCCAAGCTGCCCCAACCGCCCAGGGACGAACGGGATTTTGTTGATCGCGTCCGTGAGCGACGTCAGCGAAAACGCTGAGTTGCCAAAGATGTCGAGTGTAAGCATATGTATTTCTCCTTATCGTGCGATGATGTCGAGGGTTTTGAGCTGGGCGAGAGCCGCAGCTTTCTGGTTTGTGTCCGCGCCGGAGAACCAGATCAGTTCGGCGGCGTTGACTTCGGCGTGACGGGCGACAACCACACCGTTCTTATCGGCGGCGGTGGCATCCACCGCGTCGAGCAGGATCGCCACGGCGGTTTGAGAGCCGTCCGTGTTGGCGGGGTTGTATTCCTTGTACTTGCCGGAGCCTACGGCGACGGTGATCGTGAAGCGGTCACCCGCCACGAAGTCCGTCGCGCCATCGGCGATGGTGGAGTTGAACGCACCCGCCAAGGG